TTCGCATGATCCCAATTCTATACCCGTGTCACGTACGTTCCTAGCTTTGAGTATACGTGGCGGTAATAGTATAGGTGCCCTGCGATGCGAAGGTCTGCGAGGTGATGTCGCAGCCCGCGTAGTAGGTGCCGGCGGTCGACGCCGAGAAGAAGCCAAGCCCGACGACGGTCGTCGATGCGGGGACATTGAACGCCATCGCGGCCGAGGTCACGGCCCCGGACGCTGCGGTGCCCCAGCCCGACGCGATCCGCGCGTACGCGGGGGAACCCCCGGACACCTCGGTGCCGAACGCCGACGTCGTTGGCGCTGTCGTGGACAGGGCCCCGAAGGCGCAGTCCGTCTTGAACTGGGTCGCGAGGTCGTTCTTGACCGTCGTGGTCAGGTAGGTTGCCATCTGCTAGCCCTCCTCGGGGGTTTCTGATACTTCGACGACAGCCCAGCGGGTCCGGGCGTCCTGCACGTACTCCTCGAGCTGGTCCTCGGGGACGAGGTCGACGGCTTCGTGCTTCCAGCCGTCCACGACGTTCGTCATCGTGACGCGGCGCTTCACTTGCCCGCCTCCGCGGCAGGGGGAGCAGGGGTGGCCTGGGCGGCCTTGCCGGCGTCGCGCAGCGGGTCTGACTTCGCCCACGCGCCGATCTGACCGGCGAGGATCGGTATCGCCGCGAACAGCACCGGCTGGTACGGGCCAGCCCATGTGAGCATGTCCGGGGTGATTGCGTTCAGCAGGGCGACGGCGAGGGTCGCGAGGACCCCCCAGTTCAGCCCGGCCTTGACCTTGGGCGAGATGTCGCCGAAGAACGCTGCGAGCTTGACGAGCAGGCTGTTCATTGGTGGATACCTTTCCTACTGGTGTGTTTCGGTGTCCCAGCCGGAGACGAACGCGAGATCCGCGAGGTCACCCGGTGAGACGTTCTGGGGCAGGCGCCCGTCCGTGAAGGCGTTGAACCCCACGGAGCGCCAGACGAGGTCGACGAGCTGGGAGCAGAACAGCCGGTCGGGGCGGGCAACCTGCCGCGACAGCGAGGGGAGCCGGATGCCGAGCTGGGCGAGGCCGAGCGCGAACACGTCAGGCCACCCGTACGGGATCCCGATCAGCGCCGAGGCGACGGCGGGGACAAGGGCGCGCTCGTCGGGTGTCAGCGGCGGGCTGATCACCACATCGCCCTTCTCGACTTTTCCGCGGACGGCGCCGCCGGTGTCGGCCTCCACCGTGCCGCCGTCGGTGTCGACGATGAGGCGGGCGTGGCAGTACCGGCTGGTGGTGATCACGCTGATCGCGTGCCCGTAGAACGTGTTCGGGCGGAACAGGGCAACATCACCGGGGAGCATCGTCACGCCTCGCCTTCATCTGCTGCAGTGCATGGTCGTGCTCGATGTCCAGCACCGTCCGCGCCCGTGCGCACAGCACCGGGGAGTGGTGGACGGTGAGCTCGTTGTCCTGCTTCGTCTCACCGGAGTCGGACCAGTTCGTTGACCCGGCGATCAGCCATTCGCCGTCGACGATCGCCATCTTGCGGTGCATGATCGCTGACTTCTCGCTGGTGCCGATCGCGATCGAGTTGCCCATGTCCTCGTTGCGGAACTTCGACAGCAGCGACCGCTCGTGGACCCCTCCGGCCTGGGACCGGTCGAGGGTGATCTGGACATGCTTGTGCGGGTCCGCGAGGTGCCCGCGGAGGATCTCGGCCAGCTCGTCGTCGTCGAACCCGTACATCGCGACGACCACGGAGTGCTGGGCGGACTTGAGGAGGTCCACGAGCGCGCCGTGGACGTCGTCGACGGGCGAGTACAGCATCCTCGCCGGGGCCGAGACGAACTGGCCGAGATCCATGCTCACTTGGCCAGCTGCGCGGCTAGGGCCTTGATGTTCGCATCAGGGCCGAGCGCGGCCTTGAGCTTGTCCTCGAGGTCCTGCACCTGCGCGTCGGTGAGCGTCACGGTGGGAGCCGCGGCGCCGTTGCGGAGGATCTGGTAGGCGTCGTCCGTGCCGAGGCTGGAGTTCACATACCCCCAGACCTTGCCCGTGATCTCGGCCTCGAACTGGGCGCGCGCGTCGGCCTCAGGGCCGGACGCAGCCGTCCACATGTCGATCTTGAACTGAGGCGACGCGATGTATGCGAGCTGGGCGGCCTGGGCGTCAGTGAGCATGTCATCCTCCGGGATGGGTGTAACGGTTCCGCCAGAGGCGGGCTGGATTGTTCCGCGTGCGAGCGCGTCGAGGCGGCCGAGATCCCATGCCCCGGGGCATGTCGTGCTCGTCCAGAAGTTGTGAGGGTGGAGCGGCAGGTCCCCGTACTGTCCGCGCAGCCAGGACACGAGCCACGCGACCGTGGCGTAATCGCCGTCGGTGGCCTCGGGGTGGCATTCGATGCCGATCGAGGTCCGGTTGCCCTCGCCGTTCCCGGCGTGCCACGCGGCGTCGGGCGGGGACACGATGCAGTAGACGTTGCCGTCCCAGACCACGAAGTGGGCCGAGGTCTGCGCCGTGGTGTTCGGGTTGCAGAACCAGTCGAGGATGTCTGGTCCATGCTGCCCGAGCGCCCCCCAGTGGTGGATCGTGATGGACTGGATGTCGCGCGGCCCCCCGAATACCTGCGGGACTTGGGCGTTGGGGGTGAAGTGCACGGCGGTGCGCGACTCGTCGATGGTGTAGCCCATCAGGTGCCTCCGTTGACGTTGATGGTGGTTGTCGGGGCGGTCTTGCACTGGGAGAGGTGGTCGTCGAGCTTCTTCTCGAGCCGGTTCGTCTGATCCCGCAGGGACCCGCCGCCGTTCGGGTGGAGCTCGTGCTCGATCGTCGAGAGCCGCGCGATCACACCGGGCTGGGCCGCGACGCCGGGGCGTTCCTCTTCGCCGAGCATGTCGTCGATGAAGTGGCTCACCTTGCGGATGAACGGGAGCACCTTGCGGACGAACACCCCAACTCCCGTCGCGCAGGCCGCGCCGATTCCGACGACGGCGCTGATCGTTGTCCAGTCCACGCCGCTCAGCCCGTCTTCTCGAGGCGGATGCGGTGCGCGATCGTCGAGTTGTAGGTCGAGCCGCCGGTCTGGACGAACACGAACTTGATCTGGGCGCTGGCCGCAAGGTTGAGCGGGACGCTGATGTCGTGCTCGAACGCGGACGGCCACTGGTGCGAGGTGTAGGTGGCGCCCGCCCCTGTGCGGATCGACAGGTACACAGGCGCGCCGGCCGCGCCGCCGAGGAGCATGTACCAGTGGATGTAGTACCTGCCGGGATCCCGGATTTGCAGGATGTCGTTCGTCGAGGACGACCCGAACCCGGAATAGATCGAGTTCGAGGAGTCGAGGGTGCCGAGGCCCGGACCCCACGCCGTCGCATTCGGGACCGTGTTCGCCGGATTCGAGAACGTCCACTCCTCATGCGGGCCCGGGCCGAACCAAGCGCCGAGCGTGCTGTCGTACCGCTCGAGCGGCGCCTGAGCGATGTCCGTCCGGGCGACGACCATCCCGGAGTACACGCCGGATGGCGGGGTGAGGGCGTTGCGCTCCGTTGAGGACGCTACGGGAACGACGGGGTTGAGGCTGTCCACCAGCGTCGCCTCGTCGCCGGTCAGGTTGTAGGCGTCGGCGTTGACGGGCGCCTTGCCCTTGTTCCACCGGGTTGTGGGCATCTCAGCTCCTCCAGTCGATCTCGAGGTAGCCGGAGTTCGGCTGCGCGTTGCGGCCGTAGAACCCGGCGTACGGGTTGTTCGTGATGCAGATCCCGCCGCCTGCTAAGAGGTCAGCGGCAAAGCTGAGCGGCAGCCCGATGACGGTGGGTCCCTGCCATGGCTGGGCGGTCGCGGTGGCCGAGCCGCCGCCGATGGAGACGTTCCCGCCGGGCCGGCGCGCGCTGGTGTGGCTGTAGAGGTTCACGGTGATCGCCGACGATGTCGCGCCGGCGCCGTTGCGGCCGCCGAGTGTGAACCTGATCGCGGTGACCGTGCGGCCCGCGAGCTCGGTCGGGGATCCGCCGTAGAACCACGCGCCGGTGAGCATCCCAGACCCGTAGTCGCCCTGGTAGACGTTGTTCCCGCCAGCCCAGCTGTCCCACCCGCCGGGACCCCAGTACGTCGAGGTGTCCACCGCCGCGTACCGGCCGGTACCGGTTGATGCGGGAGCCGGGGGCGGCGCGACCGGTGCGGGCGGCGGCGGCGCTGGGGTCGCCCCGACCTTCGCGAGGACCGTCGGGATTCCGTTATCCCACTTGAGGATCACGTTGTCCCCGACGGTCGGCGTGTATGTGGAAGCGAAGTAGGCGGTGTAGGTCGCGCCGTCGGTTCCGGTGATGGTGATCGTGGAGGAACCTGCCGGGACAGTTGCGATGGTGCCCTGCGCTGGCCGCGGAGAGGGCGCGAGGCGTCCAGTGACCCAAGCCTCGGCCTGCCCGTGCGGACCGGCTACGAACTCGACGGCAACCGGGTCGCCGATCTGCACGGTGACGCCGTCGTAGTAGCGGGCCGGGATGATGTTGCCGCTGACGTTGACAGCGAGCGCCTTCGATCCGTTCGAGGCGGCGACCATGACGCCTTGCAGTTTGGTCGGGGGCGCCTTGGTGCTGTTCGCGTAGGACTGGAGGATCGGATACAGGCTGTTGCGCATCCGGGGCCTCCTCAGCTGCGGGTGATGGGCCCCGCGATGGTGTAGTTCGTGCCGTTCGAGAGGGCGATCCGCACGTCGGCGTAGTTGCAGCGGACGGTCAGGCTCATCCGGTCCACGGTCGACTGCGTGCCACTGAGCTGCATCGCGACGATCCGGCCCGTGAGCGGGGGAGCCATACCGTCGAGCCGCGGCGTTGGAATCGTGACCCAGTCGCCGATCTGCAGGTGCGGCATCGGCAGAGCCTCGACCAGCAGGTCTGTGGTGAGCCCGGCGATCTGCGTGTCCCGCATCTGCACCGCGTACGCGTCGCACTGCGCCTGCGTGGCGAGCATCGTCGAGGAGTAGAAGGTCTGGTACTGCCCATGCGGGCCGCCGTATGCGAGCTCCCCGCCGCCGACGCTCGCAGTGCCGCGGATCGGCTGCTGCTGCCCGTTCACCGTGGCGGTGCCGTCGGCGACGAAGTAGTTGTAGGTGCCCTCGTAGTTCTGCTCGGTGTCGACGCTGACCTGCAGACCCTCGGGGCCACCGATCAGGGTTGCTACCGAAGCACTCGCGATCGGGTAGACCTCGGCCTGCCCGTCGCCGTTCATCCTCACCGCAGCGCCGATGCGCTGGGCGAGATCGCCGACCGCGGCCCACCGGTCGTCCTGCTGCTTGTAGATCAGAGTCGAGTTCACGCCCGTGTCAACGACACCGCTGAGGACCGTGACGGGGACGCGGTCCTGCAGGAGACGCTTGATCTCCCCGATAACGGTGGGCGACGTGCCGACAGGGGATTCGGGGGCGATGAACCTGTCCTTCGAGATCATCAGGGACAGGTCGTTGCCGCTGACGTCGATGTTCGCCCCGCCGGGGACCTGAACGATCCGTTTCCCGGGAGGGATTGGTGTGTTCGGGGTGACGACACCCTTATCGGTGATGGTGTAGGTGAGCCACTTCTGCTGCGGCTTGGAGCGGGTCACCCGGTGCCAGTCGAGGTTCACGGTCCCGGCGCCGCCGACCTGGTAGATGCACTGCAGGCGGGAGCCGGCGACGCCGAGAGGGTCCGAGAGGAGCCACGGGGAGAGCTCGTTGGTCTGGTCCTCGATGGTAAGGGACAGGGTCGCGGGGCGGTTCGCGTCCCATGACGCCTGCCACTTGGCGATGTTGAGCGGGTCGGGCCACGCGAGCTGGCCGTTGTACCAGACGTTGACGACGAGCCGGTCGCCGGTGCGGGAGCCATGGAGCGAGGCGAGCGTATTGGAGTCGATCGGGCGCACCGTGCACCCCCTCTAGCTGTAGGCGTTCGCGGAGCCGGTGAACGATGGGTCGGTGCCGCTGATGTCCACGCACGCCCGCCAGTACTTGGCCTTCACGTCGAACCGCTTGCACACCACCGCGGGGGCGGTGATGGGGTCGAACTGGTCGCGCGGTTCGGCGTCCGCCCACACTGCCCCGTCGAGGGACCACTGGATGTGGAACACGGCGGAAGGGTCGGTGCCCTGCACTTCGGTGACGTTCAGGACCACCGCGATCCATGAGTCGGTGGAACCTGCGACCTGACCTACGCCGGCCGCTGTGGAGGTCATGACTGTGCCGGAGAACAGGGGATTCGCTACGGGCATTGCCTCTCCTAGGCTCCGGTCGGGGATTTGAGGACGTCGAGGTACGTCTTCGCTGCGAGGGTGGTCTGCGCCTGCTGGTAGGTGGCCCACAGCGCTTGGACTGACCCATAGGTCCACACGGGGACGAGGATCGCGGCGGTTGGGGCGGCGACGCCTGAACCAGTGATGGACCACTTCGTGAGGGTCCCGCCGAATGCGACCGTGACCGGCTGCTCGACCGCCTTGGGGACAGCCGTGTAGAACAGGCCGGGAATGCCGTCATTGCGAACACCGGGGGAGCGGATCAGGAGCACGGCGGTCTGCTGCAGCAGGGTTCGTAGGCTGATCGTTGTCGCGTTCGTGTTCGTGAACATGTCGAATGGCACGTTCTGCGCGATGAGGCGCTGTCCACCGATTGCGACGGGCTGCGAGGACCCTGCCACGGGGATGATCGTCACGTCCGAGGAATACTCGAGGGATTTCACCGCCGCGGCGGTCAGGTACGGCCTCGACTTGTCCCCGCGGGCCACGGAGAGGGCGATCGCGGAGCCGGGGACGAGGGGGTCCTGGATCCACCATGTTGCCTTCCCAAGCGCGTCGGTGGGGGATGCGACGGTGGTCGTCGCGGTGGGGGTGACGACGCCGGTGCTGATACCGGTGAGGACTTCGAGATCGTATGCGACGGTGCGGCCGAGGGGAACCTCGTAGTCGACGACGGCGGCCGAGCCATTGATGGTGACGCCTTTGGTGCCTCGCACCGCAGTGCGGACGCCATCGGCGGTGCGCCAGACGTTCACGGCGTTATCAGTCGGGGTGAGGTCCGTGATCGTGAGGGTCACATTCGGGCACGGCGTCGAGCCTGCCGCGATGGCGATCGCCGGGGTGTAGGTGACCGCCGTCGAGGTCGACTGGTACGGGGTGCTGGTCCACGAGTAGATGACGCCGTTCGAGTCGACCGTATCGCCGTCGAACGGGACGCCTACCGACGCCGCCTGCTCGAAGAACCCGGTGTCGACGTAGTGGACCTCGGACGTGGCTGCGGTGTTGTAGGCGACCTTGAGGGACGCGAAGGCCGCCGTCGCCGGGGCAGTCGCAACGACAGATGCAAGCGTGAACCCGGTCGTGGTGTCCGCGACGCCCGTCCCGGTCGAGGTGGAGAGGGACGTGCCGGCGGAGTTGTACCAGGTGATGGACAGGGTCACGGTCCGCGAGGTCACGGCCGTCTCTGACTTCATCTGGAACGCGTACGACAGGCCCGCGGTCACCGGGATTCCCGATGTGCCGGTCGCCGTGGCCGCGGAGAAGGCGGCCGCGGTCGACGCGGTCAGCGTCATCGAGTAGAGTCCGGTGTCGGACTTCGCGAGGCTCGTGCCGAGGGTGCAGTTCGTCCCGGTCCATCCGGTGGTGATGCCGCCCTCGAACGTGCCGTACTTGAGCAGGTTCGTGCGGGTCGTGACCGACATCTAGGCCTCCCGCCTTGTGGGTTGGATGGTCAGATGAGGGCGCGGCGCATGGACAGGTCCTGGAACGCGTCGCCGATCTCCTGCTGGATCTTCTGGACCATGTTCGCGGTGATGTCCCGGCCGTCGAGGTACACCTGGACGATCGGCTGGACCATCACGGGCGCGCCGCCGCCGGTCTGCGGGAGCTTCCCGGTGCGGTTGATGTAGTTCATCGCGCCCGGGTAGTCCCGCTCGATCGCACCCGTCGATGACCGGTTGACGACGAACTCGCCGCGGGTGAGCATGTACGGTTCGGTGTCGGTGCCGCGCGCGTACGGGTGCGCGACGCCGCCGCCTCCTGCGAGGTAGCCGACGGTGCCGCCGAGCCATGACTGCGGGACCATGAGGCCCTGCCCGCCGGTGCCGCCGGTCCCGGATTGCCCGGTCCCGTCGTTCACGGTCGAGTTGTGTGTGACGACGTTGATGACCCGCGTCGAAGGCAGCGACGCTAGCTGCGCCTGCAGTTGGGCGAGCGCTGCGTCTGCCTGGGACTTGTCCACCTCGATCTTCGTCGGCTTCACCTGGAGGTTGTTCACGTCGAAGATCTTGTTGATGTAGTCCTGCACAGCCCCAGTGAGGAGCCCCTGCGAGCGCAGTTGGTTCTCGAGCGCGGTCTTTGCTCCCCGGTAGGTGTCGATGGCCTGCTGCGTGGACCCGGAGGACTCGGCGACCTTCTCTGCCTGCGTCTGAGCCGCAGCCGCAACACCCTGCAGGGCCTGCTGGTCGGCGATAGACGCCTCGGAGTGCCCGTTGATGGCGGCCTTGTTGTTCTTGAGCGAGTCCGTTGCTGTGTTGACCGCCGCCCATGTAGCCGTCTCCGACTGCGCGAGCGTCAGAGCACCCGTGTTCAGCGCGTCGAGGCCCTGTTTCAGCAGGCCGGCCGCGTTGTTCTGCAGCTGCATCTGCAGGGTCGTCTGCGCGGTCTGCGCGCCGACGTCGGTCTGGCTCGAGCGGGCCATGTTTAGCGCTTGGGTCGTCGTCCCGAGCCCCGCGGCCAGCTGGTCGAGGTACATGGTCTGGGTGGCATCGGCGGCAGCCGCCGCGGACTTCGCGTCGGCATTCCCGTTTACTGTCTGAGTCTGATCCTGAATGCGGCCCGTGGTGGCACCGAGGATGTCGTACAGGACCCGAGACTTGTTCGCCCAGTCCAAGGATTCCGAGCCCGCGTTGCCGAGTGCTTGGGCGTGCGCCTGGATTCTCGTGGTCACGTACTGGGCCGCAGCGCCGCCGTCGAGGATCGCGTTGGCGAGGTCCGCAGCAGTCAGGCCTGCCTGCTTGCCGATGCTGATCGCGTCGGTCTTGGCGAGGTTGTCGATGACCTGCGCTTTGGTGTGCTGCCCGAGCGCGCTCCCGTCGTCTTCGATGGCCTTCGTGTAGTCGTCCGTAGCGGCGGCGGCGTTCTTCGTGCTCGTGGCGGAGTCGCCCATGGTGGCCGCGAGGAGCGCGACGCCGGCCGTCAGAAGGCCTATGACGGGGATCGCGATCTCGACACGTGCAGCGGCAAAGGCAATCGACTTGCCGAGCCCATCGATGATCGGGGTTATCCCGGCCCACAGCTTGAACGCCCCGAACGCGCCCAACGCGAGGGTCGTGACGGTCCCGAGCACTGGTGCCGGGATAGCCTGGATCGCCGAGGTGATCCCGTTGAGGATGCTGATCACTATCGGACCCATCGGAGCCACCGACGTCGTCAGGTGGATGACCGCACCGACGAGGTTCTCGATCAGGTTGATCGTGGCCGGGAGGTTGTCGATCGCGTACTTCACGAACTCCTGGAAACCGCCCGACGCCGGGACCGCGGAGATCCAGTGCACGAAGTTCTGCAGCCCGACGAGGCCCGCGTCGATCAGCGGCCGCATCTCCGTGAGGGCCCGCATGAGCCCTGACACGAGCGTGGACCCCATGGCACCCAGCGCGGATGACGCGTCCCGGGTGATCCCGGCGAGGAGCGGCATGTGCTGGTTGACGTTCTGGATGGCCGAGTCGAAGGAGTTCACCATCTGCGTCGCCGAGATGCGGGAGAGCCCTTGGAACGCGGTAGACAGGGTGCCCAGGCTCTGGGAGTACTGCATCCCGACGAGCGTCCCGGACGCCATCTCCTGCTTGATCCCGAAGATCGCGGTGACGCCGGCCAGTGCCATGCCTCCGAACGCCACGCCGAGGCCCACGGTCGCAGCACCGAGCGCCGCGGTGGCGCCGAGCAGCGCCGGGGACGCACCGATCAGGAGCTGCATCGCGGAGAACTCGCCGCGCTTCGCCTCGGTGTTGCGCTTGTGCGAGTCGGTGTTCTTGTCGACCTGGACGGTCTCTTTGGTAACGCTCTGGCTGGACTGGTCCGTCACCTTCGCCAGCTGCTGCTGCGCGGTCGCGAGGGCGTTCTCCGCGCGGAGCTTATGCTGGGTGGTCGCGTCGGAGCGCTGGTTCACCGCGTCGAGGTCGAGCTGCGCGATGCGGACCCTGTTCTCGGCCACCTCGAGCGCGCTGAGCTGCGCGGTCGCCCGCGCCGTGTCCGCGTCGGCCTTGACGGTGACGGTGCGGCCGTCGAGCTTGTCAGCCTCGGCCTGCGCCTCCTCCGAGCGGGCCATGAACTGGTCGACGTCGAGGACGAGCTTGGCGTTGATGGAGCCTACGGTGGTGGGTCCGTCGGACACGGCGCGGCTCCTATCCGGTTATGCCCCCGAACGAGGGGAGTTCCTGCTCTGGCTCGGGTGGTCTGGTTGCGCGCCACAGCCGGGACTCGCACCCGAACAGGCCCATGACCAGGTCCCGGAACTCATGCCACGCCATCCGGGGCCGGGTATGGAGCCGCAGGTGGTAGTGCTCGGCGAAGTCAGCGACGACGAGCGGCCACAGGGTACCTACGACTTCGCCCCATTCGACGGGGCGGCCTTGCGTTTGCGCTTCGGGCTGGTCGTAGAACTCTGAGAGGCCGGTGTGGGGGTCATAGTAGCCGTTGCCGCCGTTTGCTGGATCGCTTGGATCGCCTGCATGATCTGCTGGGCTGTCGCTTTTGGGTCGGCCCAGACCTTCTTCGCTGTCTCGCGGCCGAACTTCCAGTCGGCGAACGCGACGGCACCGACACGGTCGATGAACTCGTCGGGGACGCCGTCGGCGAGGAGCTTGGCCACGAGGTCCCTGCCGAGGAGCTCCTGGATGAGCTCACCCTCGCTGACCGCCCTCTCGGCGATCCTGCGCTGCAGTTCCACGCCGTGCTCCCAGCCGACGACCGGCAGCTCGTATTCCTTGCCGTGGGCGCGGAGCACGATGGGCGGCATGAGGTCTTCGTATGCGGCGAAATCTTCGCTGGACATCCGGTGGTTCTCCTGTGAGTGAGTGCTGTGAGTGGGGTGAGTGGCAGAGGGTGGCGGCCCCACTCACAAAGGCCGCCACCCGGTCTAGGTCAGCCGCGCGTGTACGCGAAGCTGTTCGACGCGCCCGCCGCGTTCGTGATGACGATCGCTGCGGAGCCCGCGGAGCCGGTCGGCATGGTCGCGACAATGGTGGAGTCGGACACGACGGACCAGTTGGTGGCGTTGACGCCGCCGAACTTCACGCCCGTGGTCGCGACGACACCGGTGAAGTTCGCGCCCGTGATGGTCACGAGGGCACCCGTGGCGGCACCGGACGGGGTTGCGGTCGCGATCGCCGGGACAGCCGCAGCGCCGGCCGGGTTCGTGATGGGGGAGACCTGTCCGTCGGCGGTGAACGTGATGCCGACCTCCTCGATGTCAGCGACGCCGGTCTTGGACTGCTGGTAGTCCACGAGCCACTGGCCCGAGAACGCCTGCGAGGCGCCGTTGCGGTCGTAGAACCGCATGTACAGGCGCGCGCTCGTGCCGAACTGCAGCCACGTGGCGCGGGCGAGCTCCTGGCCGGGGTCGAACGCGCCGGCGTTGAGGACGCGGCGGGCCTTGATCGCGACCTTCACACCGGTGAGGGTCTTCTCGAACGACCCGAACCCGTTGGAGTCGTAGTCGTTGGCTTCCTGCAGGGTGGCGTTCTCCTGCGGGTTGAAGTCGGTGAGCCCCTTGAGCGGGATCCACGTGGTGTTGTCGACGGAGACGTCGACCTTGAACCGGCGAGCAAGAGCGTTGCTCATCTGCAGCCTCCTAGGGGCTTTTCGGCATGAAAAAAGCCCCACCGGGCTGGTGAGGGCTTGAGGGGTTGTTGTTGAGTGGGGCGGCGCGTCTCCCCGTCAACACATGGCGGGGCCGGGCCTTGGGGGCGCGCCGCCCCGGAGCCGCGGTCTCACCCCGCCGCGGCGCGGGGGTCTATGGGTCGCTTGGCTAGTCCCAGCCGCCAGCGGGTCGGTTCGCGGTGGGCGGGAAGTCCAGATCGATCAGGTAATCGTCGTATCTGCCCCAGCGCCTCGAGGCATCCATGCCGCCCGGCGCGGACCCGTTCCTGAGGATCTGGATCGCGTGGGTTGATCCGAGCGTCAGGTTCGTCGCGCCGTGGAGCAGGTCGAAGACAGCATCGCCGAGGTCGTTCATGTCGAGGAAGTCGTTCGGGAGGCCGCGGAACCGTGCTTGGACGAGGACGCTGCTCATGGGGATCATCGTCATGTCGGATGTTGATCCGACGAAGGAGAGGATGATGCACCGGTCTGGCGACGGCGGGAGATCGCCGAAGATGATCGCCGTCTCGGTTGCGAGATAGGCGGACCCGTCGTCCCGGTACACGCCTATCCCTGACCCTGCGATCGTTTCAGCAAGGCCAACCAGCATGTCGCGGATGGCTCCCATGGTCACCCCACATTACGACTAGTCGATGTGCTTGCGGAGTTCCTGGGCGACGATCTCGAGGATTTTCGGCGTCTCCTGCAGGGTCGGCAGGCCGAGGTAGTAGGCCTGCCCGCCGTGGTCGTGGTGGAGCTGCAGCTCGTAGTGCTGGTAGCGGGCGTACGGACCGGGGTAGTAGACCTCGGCGCCGTCGGGGTGCACTTTCACCTCGGCTTCGGAGCGGAGGTTCCCGGTCTCGATCGGGGTCTTCGACACCGCCACCGCGCGGAGGTATTCCATGCCCTTGGCCGCGGCCTCGGGGACGGCGGCGATCACTTCCTCGGTGATCTGGGACAGGTGGATGGAGAAGTCACCCACGGCTGCCCTGCTTTCCCGTGACGATCGGCTCGCCATCAGCCCAGATGAGCGCGACCGTGTCCCCGACACCGGGGGTGTAGGTCTGCACGAACAGAGGGCAGTAGCACTTCCCATCCGTTCCGACCACCAGCAGCCGGCGAGGATCCTTCGGGAACCCGGTGACCGTCCCCGTGTCAGGCCGCTCGACGTGCCGTATCACGAACCCACGATTCCGCCGCCTGTCCGACCATGACTGCAGGGCCCGGTCGATGCCCCACATGAGCAGGCACCATGCGGCGAGGACCAGGAGGGCTATGACGAGCGCCAAGGCTGGCCCCTTCCTCATGCGAGGTACACGACGGTGTGCTCGACGCCGTCGAGGAGCCCGCCGACGTCGAGGGTGTTGATCATGATGACCTGCCCGGTGTGCCCGTCGGGCTGGGTGACGACGGAGTCGAGGGAGAACTTCGCCCCGTCCGCCACACTGCAGTAGAACTGTGACTGGGCGAGCGCCTGTTCGCCGTCCGCCGCCCTGACCAGCTTCGCGGTGCCGTCGAGGTACCCGGTGACGGCCTGGGCGGCCGTGTACACGTCGCCGTTGGCGCCGGTGCCGGTCTTCTCCTTCACCGTGACTGTGTGGACGTAGAAGTCCTCGATGCCCTCGCTCACCCGTACATCCAGACGTTCGAGCCGAGCAGGTTGTTCAGCTGCAGCTTCCGGGCCGCCTCTGGGACGAGGTTCCGCAGGGAGGCGGCCTTGGCCTGTTCGGCGTCTGCGGCGTTGGCGTACACGAGCCGCGCGGACCCGATGGACTTCTCCTGCACGACCTTCGCGTCCGCCACCCCGCCGAGGGCCGGGTCGACGCCCATGGCCGCCCACGCCGCCGCCTGGATGCACGTGGCATCCCGCAGCGCGTTGTAGGTGGCCGTGTCCGTCGCGAGGCCGGTGGTGGTGTCGACGGCGTAGTACGCGGACGCTGTCGCCTCGAGGACCAGTGACGTGGCCGAGCGCAGCAGCTGCACCGCGTTCGCCGGCAGCGCCTGCCCGGTCCACTCTGTGAGGTCAGCGGGCTGGGCGAGCATGCCGGGCACCACGAAGTCTCCGAACAGTCCCGGCATGCCAGCCTCCTAGTCCTCTACCGCGTATCTGTCGATGAGGTCCTGACGTGTAAGGGCCTCGGCGTCATCCGGGCGCATGCCCTGGGCGACGGCGTACCGCACCCACTCCGGCTTCCTTGCAGTGAGCGCGGGACGCTCGACCGGTTTCTCCTCGTAGGGGCTGCCGTCGGGGTTGACCCGGCGGATGTAGCCCTTGTGGAGCCGGTCGGCGATGGCCTCGTGGAGGGGGAGGGCGAGTTCGATGACTGCGCCCTCACCCTCCACGATGTGGATGGTCTCGGCCATTTACCGGCGGTTGACCTTGAACGCCGTGACCGTGCCCGTGAACGTGGCCTGCAGGTCGAGGCTGATGGAGCCGTCGTTCTGCAGGAACCGGGCCGATTCGAGCGGGCCGATCCACTGGGTTGCGCCGGCGCCGACGGCGACGGTCAGGTCGCCCTGGCCGGACGCGGTGGCGAGCGGCTGGGAACCGGCCCGGACGATCGCGTTCAGCGACCCGGCCGTGGTGTTCTTCACACGGAACACGACGACCTCGGGGCGTGCACCGGTGACGGTGTGCCCGTTGGTCGGGTCCGCGGTCGTGCCGGCCGGGTCCGCCATGGAGGTGGCGGCGGTGAGGTCGGTGAGCGTGACAGCAGTGCGTGCCATGGTTCAGCTCTCCTTTCCGTTAGGAGACCGTCACGAGGGCGGTCGCGAGGGCGTCGGGGCGGACGAGCTTGCCGCCGTAGAGCACGAGGCCCTTGACTGCGTCCGAGAAGGACGACTGCGGGCGGTAGGCCTCGATCTGGTTGATCTGCTCGGCGAACGTGATCGCGCCGTTCGTGCCGGCGATCGTCGCGTACTGCGACCCGGACACGTTGGGGGCGTTGTTCGAGAGGCGGATGTCGAACCCGGCGGCGCGGCCGACGTGGCCGTTGCGGAGGCCGTCGGAGGTGCCGGACTCGTTGACCTTCACGAAGCGCGCGTCGCGGAGGAGGCAGCCGTGGAGCTCGGGGCGGACGACGACCCAGCGGCCCTCGGTGGGGACGTTGGCGAGGTCGAGCGCGATCTTGAGCGGCACGAGGACCTTGTCGTACGCGTCCGTCGGGGTGGTGGCGGAGGCGACGGTGATCGCGCCGAGCGCGTTCGCGGACTGCGCCCCGGTGTAGAGGGATGCGATGTACTGGTCGATCACATCGGCGAAGCCGAACGCGGCCTCGTTGACGGACTGCGGGATGACGTTCCCGCGCGCCTGCCGCTGGTCGACGTCGTCGACGGCGAACGCGAAGTACTTCGCCTGGTCGACCACGAGGGTGCGCTGGGAGTCCTGCACCTGCTCGGGGGTGATGACCGTCGAGTTGGGGTTGTAGGTGCCGATCGTGGGGCGGCCTACGGAGGTGATGCGGACGGTGTCGCCCGCCTGGGTGATCTCGCCCTCGTAGTCGCGGTTGACCAGGTCGCCGAACACGAGGTTCTTGCGGAGTGCGACGAGGAGGTTCGCGGACCAGATTTCCGGGCGGAAATTCAGGATGCTCACGGTGTGCTCCTTTCAGGGCACGAAGGTGTGGTGGTGTTAGCCGCCGAGGAGGTGCTTGAGGAGGCCCTTGTCCTGGGCTTCGACGATCTGCTCAGGCGACATGCGCTTGAGCTGTTCCTCGGTGATCTGGCCTTGCTCGCCGGACCCGCCGGTCTGCTCGATGCCGCTCGCGCCAACCGCCCGGGTTGCCTTGAGGTAGGGGTTGCTTTCGACTGCTGCTTTGATGGCGGCGTCGATCTTCTCGCCGTCCTTCGCGGGGTCCAGCCCGTTGATGGTGGCGAGGAAGCTTGTGGAGTCCAACAGCCGTGCGGGGTCCGCGCCGTGGGTGGCGGCGGATTTGAAGACGGCGAGCTCGCGGCGTGCGGCTGCTGCTTCGGTGGCGGCGCTGTCGCGCTCCTGTGCGGCTTTCTTGGCTGCTTCGACGGGGTCTTCGTCGTTCTTGATGCCGAGGGCTTCGAGTGCTGCTTTGATGCGGGTCTGTGCGGCGGTTTCGGCGTCGCGGGCTTTGACCCTGTGGTCGCCGGCCTCTTTGCGGAGGTCGCCGATGAGCTTCTGCACGTCGGCTGGCAGGGACTCGACTTTCCCGTCCCATGCCGGGGCCGCAGGCGGCGCTGCCGGGGGTGCAGCGGGTGGCTGCTCGCTTCCGGCTGGGGGCGCTGCGGGGGGCTGCTCAGTCATGTTGGTTCTCCTGTGTGAGTGTGGGTGTTTCAGTGGAGTTCACCAGCCCGTGATCCGCCGCGTACGACCTAGCCGCAGCCGCGCGGTCCCGGATCGCCTGCGCCGCCGCGGCCTTCTGCGCCGGGGTGATCGCCGCCGCGTGCTCGAGGCGCGCCTGCCGCACCCTGCGCTCGAGGTACCGCTGCCGTTGCAGGGCCTTGTACCGGGCCTCGTCGTCCTCGCCCCACGTGCTGGGGTGCAGGATGGTGGCGCCGGGCATGAACGGGTTCAGGGTGTGCCGGCAGTTCGGGTGGAACAGCCCCGCAGCACGGGCCTCGTCGATCGTGGCCGCCACCGTGAACGTCACATCGTCCCCGGTGAGCGCCGAGGGCGCGGTCACGGCACCGGTGGTGGACTGGGCGAGGACCCTGCCTTCCCATGGGGCGCAGAGCGGGCAGGGGCGGCCGTCGTCGCTGATGGTGAAGTAGTCGATCCCGGCCCGGGCGAACCTGTCCAAGTGGCTGGCGTTGTAGGCGCGCTGGGTGGCGGTGCGGACGGCCATCTCCACATAGGAGGCGAGGTTCCACTGCCGTCCCGACGAGTCGGTGAAGCCGGTGACGCCGCGGGAGACGAGCTGCCGCCACGCCGCCGCCTGCGCCTCCGCCGGGGCAGCCTTGGCGATCACCCCAGCGACGACGTCGAACACCTCGGCCGTCTGGGCCAGCGCCCCGGACACGGTGGCGGCACGGTAGGCGTCGTCCGCGAACCGGGTGATCCGCTGCGCCGCCGCACTGAGGGACGAGGCGAGCTCGAGCGCGATCATCCGCCCCGTGTTCACGTCGTGGCCGATCTCGTACCCCGGCGGCGGGGACCACCCGAGTGCCCGGTTCAGCCGCCCGATCGTGGTCCTCGCATCATCGTCCCCGGCTGTGGTTGCTCGGGCTGCGATGGAGGCGGCGAGTGGCCCGGCCTTCGCGGCTGTGTCGGCGGCTGCGCGGCGTGCGAGGGATTGCAGGTCGGTGTACAGCGACGCCGCCCTGGTGGGGTCGTCGATGGCCTGCTGGACGAGCTCCGCGGAGCCGACCACGACGGCGAGCTCGGCGGACAGGTAGATGCCTTCAGCCTGTTGGGCTGCCTGGTCCGACGTCGCCGGCAGGCTCCCCGCCGGCTCCGGTTCCGCCATCTGGTGCCCCCTGCGCCTGTTCGAACATGGTCAGGGGATCCGGGACGGCCGACTGCTGGCGCTGCGCCTGGATCTTCCGGACTTCCTCGGCGACGTCGTCCTCGTCCCAATCCGGGTGCAGCATCCCGACGATCGTCTCGTCGGAGGCGCCGTCGGCGGCCCGGAGCAGCTGCGCTGTCTGGGCGAGGGTGAGCTGGGATTCCTGCACGGCGTCGGGGAACGACACATCCGGGGGTGCCGGGGTGACCTTCGTGTTGAAGATGGCCCTGTCGACCCAGAGGAGCTTCTCGAGAATGCCCTGCAGCGCTGGCCGCCATTCGCGGATCTTGCGGTCCCGGGTGAGGAGGGAGCGCTGCTGCTTGGCTTCGATCTCGGTGGCGGTCTTCGTGGAGCCGCCGCCGTCGTAGATCCCGAAGGTCTCCTGCGAGTACCCGGCGGCCTGCAGGATGTCGAGGATGAGCTGCCCTGCGGTGTCCTTGTGCTCCTGCACCCGGATCGCGAACTGCGACTGGGTGATCAGGTCATTCAGGGACGTGTTGTCGCCTTGGAGCATGTTGACCGCTGCGTAGGCCTCCTGCTCGGCGTTGAACGCCGAGCCTGACCCGGTGCCGGCGTTGTCGAGGAGCTGCCGGGCGATCATGATGCGGGCTTTGCCGAGGCGGATGTCCCGCATCCACGACGTGTAGGTCTCGTCGAGGGCGTCCATGAGCTGTTCGGGGCCGTCGAGGTCGGAGCGGCCGAGGTTCCGGCCGACGGGGTCGGTGCGCCAGCGCCGGTTAGGCCGCTGGTTCGGCACATACCTGACGCACAGGCCGGGGGATTCGGAGCTGATGGCGCCGAAGGCGTTGACCATGGGTGCGAGGGGCGCGGTGGCGGGCTGGTCGGTGAGGGGGACGATGTGGCCGAGCTTCTCGTCCGCGCCCTCGTAGAGGCCGTGGAGGATGAGGCCGTTGCCTTGGGCGTCGAGCTCGTGGCGTTCGAGGTGCCGCCACACGGTCTTGCCGTCGCGGGCGACGACCTGCCAGAACGTGACGGCGGTGAGGCGGCCCCACATGAACTCGGGGATGGCCTGGTCGGCGTCGACGTGGGTCAGGAACGGGGCGTCGGGTGAGATGGTCTGGTCCCAGGTGACGCGGAGGTAGACGCCGCCGAGGGCTGCGGCTACTTCGGCGGCGGTGGCGATCTCGGTGTGGAAGCCGTCGTCGATGAGTTCTGCGAGGCGGTCCTGTGTGGACTGGTCGTCGGCTTCGACGGTGATGGTGTCGGAGAACAGGAGGTCGGCGGAGGCTTGGCAGAGTTCGGCGGCGATGGGGATGTGGAGTTTGACGCGCCGGTCTGGGCCGCGGGTGGCTTCGCCCCAGAACCAGCGTTGGAGGGCGCGGCCGACGGTGGCCCGGAGTCCGCCGGCGTCGGAGGCGAAGAACCCTGTGGAGGTGGGGTCGTAGCCGGTGCGGCCGCCGTAGAGGCTGGAGAGTTCGTCGGGGTTGCCGGTCCACCATGCGTTCCAGGTGGCGTAGAGGGGGAGGATGTTGGCGAGTTGTGCGGGGGGCCATGTTTGGCCGTTGCCGGGCAGCGGCATGCTGTGGTCCTCCCGTTCGGTGGGTCAGTTGTCGTCGTCGCTGCTCGTCGTGTGCGGTGCCGGCACCTCCGCGGCGAGCTGGCCCCGCCACATCGCCTCAGTCGTGGCCACCCCGTACCGGAGGGCGTCCATGGAGTCGTCGCGGTCCTTCACCGGCTTGTCCTCGCCACGCTCCGCAGCCTTCTCATCCCACACGTAGTCGGTGATCTCGGCCAGCACACCCGTGCACCGGTCGGAGACCCTGAGCAGGTCCTTCGACAGCAGCGAGGACACGAGCCCGATGCCGTACAGCACGTTCTTCCGCGCCCCACTGGTGGGCAGCCCGTCGTGCATGAGCTCGGCCCGGAAGTCCGCCGCCGCCGAGTCCACAACCACCCAGTCAGGCTGCAGGGCCTGCTGCGGGTGGTGCTGCTCGGTGTAGATCCAGTCGCGCACGGTCTTGGACTGCTGCGACGGGGACTGGCGGGCCTCCGTGGTGGTGGCTTCGATGCGGAGCTCGTCGACGGCGTACAGGCGCCCGTCGAGGCCGAGCCCGATGAGGACCACCGAGGTGGGGTGCTGGGTGCCGTAGTCGATCGAGGCGCACAGCAGGCGCCGCATGGGCGGCAGGTCAGCCCAGGGGATCTTGTGGCGGTCTTCGTCCCAGCCGTCGTACACGGCGCCTTCGGCGTTGGTCCACTCGCCCTTGATGAACCGCTTGTAGAACACCCCGGTGAAGGAGGCTTCCATGTCGGCGATGTAGCCGGGGCCGGGGTCGCCGCCCTCCCAGTAGAGGGGGTTGTCGTGCATGGTGAACAGGAACACGGCCATGCGCTTCGCGGCGGCCGCGAGGATCCATTTGAGCCTGAGCCAATGCCTCGTGGAGCCGGGGTTCGTGGTGGCCAGCAGCCTTGCGCCTTGGACGCGGAGGCGGGTGACGAGCATGTCCCAGAACCCCTCGGGAAGGAGGGTGGCTTCGTCGACGTAGGCGAGTTCGAACGTGCCGCCCCGGATCTTCTCCTCGGCGCGCACGTCGTTTGCTCCGACCAGCATCACGGTCTTGCCGAGGATGGTGGCGGTGTTGGAGCCGGCGGTGTGGACGGTGGCGTCGGCGAGGGTGCCGAAGATGTTGGGGTCCTGCAGGGGTGCGATGACGTTGCGTTCGATGGTTTCGCGGGTTTTGCCGACGATGACGATGAGGCCGCGGCCCTGCCAGTGTCGGATGGCGATGAGCCAGGCGAACAGTGAGGCGATGGTCTTGCCGCCTGAGACGGCGCCGACCCAGAGGGCGATTTTGGCTTGGGTGGAGTGGTGGATGGAGGCGAGCTGCTTGGGTGACAGCGGCGGGGGCTGGCTCATTGGTTGGCCTCGGGCTGCTGTTGGGCGACGGCGTTGGCGATGCCTTCGGCGAGCCGGTCCAGCACGGACTCCGCGGCGCCGGCGCCGTGGTCGGTGTCCATTGCGACGAGCGCCTCGTGCCGGCGCAGCAGCACATCCAGCGCCTGGGCGAGCTTGAGCTTGTCCGTCGGGGTGGGCTCGTCCTGGTGCCAGCGGACCTCGATGTAGTCCTTGCCGCCGTGGTCGATGTACTCGACGGGGGAGAACATCTGGCCGCGCAGCCGTGCGGCGTCGTCGAGGAACCCGTCGGCGAGGACCGCGCGCCGGTGCTTGGCGTCGGCGACGAGGGCCTTGGTGGCGACCATGGTCTTGGTGCGGTCGAACGTCAGGCCTGCCTCGTTGCAGACCTTCGACACGGTCGAGGGTGAGACGCCGGCTTCGCGGGCGATGGCTTTGCAGCCGAGGCCCTGCTTGTGGAGTTCGAGGATGCGCTGGTGTTTGTGGGTGTCGATGCGGCGTGCCGGCATGGGACGCCTCCTACACGGGTGTGAGGTACCAGGTGCCCTTCTTGGAGTCCCAGGTGGCTTTGCAGTGTTTGCAGTCGAACCAGCCGCAGAACGGGCCGCCGTTCTTCTCGGGCTTGCAGTGTGGTTCGGCGTAGTCGGCGGCGAGGGAGCCGCAGCGTGGGCATTTGAAGGCGTGCTCGCTGCGCCTCGCGGGGGTGGCTGGCTGCTCGCTCATGCCGCGTCCGGGTGCTTCTCGGCGACGTGGGACCTGAACGGTTCGCCGTCGACGCGGATGACGGCGATCAGCCGGCCCTCGTGGCTGATCTTCATCTCCTCGATGCCGGCGCCGATCTCGAGGACCTCGTCGCAGGCGGGGCAGTTGAGGATTACGGCCGGGACACTGGCCATCATCGTCTCCTTGGGGTTTGTTCCGCGGGGTGCAGGTCGGACCATGGCAGCTGAGCAAGGAACCCGGCGTTGGTTTCAGCCGGTCCGGCCTTCGACGGGGTATCCGTGCCATGCGCGTTGCCGGGCCGGCGTTGACACCCCGCGGAACGGGGAAGGGGGAAGCGGGTGGACTGGGCGAGCCCGTCAGCTGTGGCGTTGCTGGTCCCTCAAGCCCAGTTCACCCACTCTGAGCAGAGCGTACCCTAAATGTTTCGCGTCTCGCGGGACGGTGGACGGTTATGGTATTCGCGTGTCGCGCGTTGGACATACTCAAGCCGCGGTGCCCACTCCTGTTCCACGCCGCTCGGCAGCGCGGCGGCGCCGCTCCGCCATCCGCAACGCCACAGCATGCACCTCACCCACCCGGTACCCCTCATCACGGGACAGCACATCGCAAACCCGCCCCAGATGCCCGAGCTGCGCCCAATTCTCGATGTGCTTCAACTCCACCCGCACCCCCTGCGTCGCCAAAGCCCGCACGATCACCGGCGGGGCCGCGACCGCGTCCCACGCCGACGCGAGCCGGGCGTCCTGCCTCGAGGCGACGTCGTACCAGGTGCCGCACACCTCGCACGTCACCTCCGCAGCGCCGAAGGGCGCAGCGAGCTCCTGCTCGCAGAACACCACGCCCCCGTCGGCCTCGACAGTGAACTCGGACCCGCACATGCCCAACCGGATCCACTCAGGCGGCAGGTCCACGAGCGCGACAGCCTTCACGATCAGGTCCTCGAGCCGGTCAGCCCAGCTGGGACCGTGCTCGAGCATCGTCGCCATGTGCGCCCGCTTCGCCGGCGACGCACCCGGAAGGTGTCCCAGATGCGCTGCGAGGACCACAGCCAGCCTCGAGGCGTCCAACCTGACGGGCAGCGGCGGGTGCAGCATCGCCGCGCCGATCGGGCCACCCGTGCCCGTGTGGTCGAGCTTCTCCGCCGTGACCCGCAGGTCCACCACCAGGGACTCGCCCTGGACGATCGACACCGCGAGGCCCTTCTCGCACTCGCGGCACAGCGACCGGTGCGCCGGCATGATCCGGCTGCACCTGCACTCAGCCACGCGAACTCTCCTCACGTGCGCGAACGCCGCCCTGAACGTCCGCGTTCGCGTTCGCGTTGTTCGCGTTCGGAGTGAAGGCGGCTGAGCGTTCTCGTGCGAAATAGAGCGCTTCGGGGAATGCGTTGCCGCAACAGCCTTCGACGTGGTCGAGGCCTTCCCCAGTGATCTCGTCGTCTCCAGTGATGTGCTGGACGCCGAATGCGTCGATGCGTGGCATGGCTGGTCCTTTCAGGCTGCGGTGAGTTCGAGCTTGGCGAGGGCTCTGAGGTTGGCTGCTGGCAGGGACTGCTCGAGGGGTGCGTCGAGGAGGCGTGCGCCGATGGCGGCGAGGATGACGGCGTCGGCGATGTCGTTGCCGGTGATGTCGATGTTGGGGTAGCGGCGGATGGTGGCGGCGAGGATGTTGTCTTTGTCGGTGCCGCGGCCGCCGCCTTTGCCGACGGCGTAGGTCATGCGCTGGGCTGGGGTGACCGGGATGATCTCGCACTGCAGATTGGTCAGCTCGTGGAAGATGTTCCACCAGAGCCCGGAGCGGTCGTGCGAGCTCGTGGAGACGCTGGCGTAGGACGGGGACTCGATGACGACTAGCGACCCGTGGACGATGGGGTCGGTGATCTTCTCGGCGAGCTCGCGGATGCGCTGGCCGCGCTCGCCCCAGGTTGCGTCCTTGGAGCCTTTGGATTGGATGCGTCGGGTTTCGATGGTGCCGTCGAGGTGCACGAGAGCGAGCCCGGTCGAGGTGAGGCTGGGGTCGATGCCGACCACGGGTTGGGTCAGAACGGGCATTCGGTGTGCTCCTTCGGTGGCGGGGTGAAGATGGCTTCCCAGGGGAGGGGGAAGCCGTTGACGGGCTGGCAGGTGTGCTGGGGGAGGACTGGCCATCTGCGGTTGCCGATGGTCCATTGGTCGCGGTGGCGGAGCCGGGACGGCGGGCCGATGACGAGGCTGTAGGTGCGCCGGCCGTCGAGGAGGAGCTCGAGTTCGACGGCGGGGTCGATGAGGGTGGGGTCGGCTCTGGCTTGGGTGGCGCCGTCGTATTCGTCGTCGAGGGCGTGGAGGATGATTTGGCCGCAGCGTTGGCAGGGTTCTGCCCTGGTGTGCATGGATAGCCGGTTGGCGTAGGCCTGTTGGGCTTGGTCCTGCGCCCATGTGGGGAGTGCGAGGAGCCAGCGGAGTTCGGCTGGGTAGGCTGCGGGGATGCCGAGGGGTAGCGGCGCCTGCTGGGCGGTCATCGGGGCACCGCCATGACGCTTATGACATGTGTTTCGTTTACCGCTCTACGTGTGCGTGCGTGCGCGCGCGTAGGGGACAAATCAAAAGTCGTGTCATGTGTGTCATGGGCAGGGGGTGGCCATGACGCTATGACATGAGTTTCGTCGCTTGCTCTACGCGTGCGCGCGCGTAGGGAACCTGACGAGAGTTGTGTCATGGTGTCATGACACAACTTCGGGGATGTGTCATGGGGTGCCATCAGTAGCCTCCCCTGTCGCCGTCGTGCTCGTCGGGCTCGGCGTCGGCGGTGTTGAGGGTGACGCCGCCGTACATTCGGGCTGTCATGGTGCGGGGGGCGTTGAGGCCGGTGGTGATTCCGTGCTTGATGAGCTGGGCTTGGAAGCCGCGTCCGCGCAGGGGGGTTTCGCCGCTGGCCTTGCACCAGGCCTCGTAGGCGTTGCGAAGCGCCGAGGTTGTGGTGGCGAAGCTGTTGGCGTTGGGGCCGGGGTGCAGGGTGCAGTCTTCTTCGAGGAACCGGGCGACGGTGTCGACGTCGTGGGCGTAGTCCTTTGTGGCCTCGGTGACCGATGCGGGTTCCTGCAGTCCGTGCCGGTGGTAGTGCGCCGCGCCTTGGGCGATCCAGTTGAGGAGTGCTGGGCCGTGCTGGTTGGCGAGGATGCTTTGGAGGTCTTCGATGACGGCGTGGTCGGGGACTGTGTGGGTGAAGGGGATGAGGCGGAGGCGCCGCCAGAAGCTGTTGCCGCCTGATTCGACGGCGGGCTGGTGGTTGCCCATGAGCCAGAGGTGGTGGGTGGGGGTGAAGGTGAAGTCGTCTTGGCGCATGAATCTGGCGGTGAGGGTGTCGCCGCCGGTGAGCTGTTTGACCTTGGCTTCGTCGAACCGGTCTGATTCGTTGACTTCGGAGCAGATGACGAAGCGGGCGCCGGCGAGGCGGGCGATTTCGGTGGAGTGCTGGGCGTAGTTGGAGGCCATGAGGAACCCGTTGGGGCTGGTGGTGGCGTAGTCGCCGAGGACGGCGACGACGGCTTCGAGGAGTGCGCCTTTGCCGTTGCCGCCGTGCCCGTAGGCGAAGGGGAGGATGTGCTCGCGGACTTTCCCGACGGTGGAGTAGCCGATGAGTCGCTGCATGTAGCCGACGAGCTCGGGGTCTTGGAAGGTCGTGTGCAGGAACTGGTCCCAGAGCTGGGTGTCGGCGGTGGGGTCGGGTGCGCAGCTGGTGGTGCGTGTGTGGAGGCGTGCGGGGTCGGCCGGCATGAGGGTGCCGGTGGTGAGGTCGATGATGCCGGCGGGGGTGTTGAGTTCCCAGGGGCGGTTGTCGAGGTCGCCCATGGTGACGGTGATGCGGGGGTCGGTGCGGGCTTGGACGAGCATGTCTGTGGTGCCCTTGGCGGAGAGGGCTTTGCGCTTGTGCTGGCGGGCGGCGTTGTCGTGTTCGGGGAGGGCGCGGGCGATGTCTTTGGCGTATTCGCGGGCTTGGCCGCCGTCGGCGGGCTGCCATGCCCAGACGGTGCCGGTCCATGCGAGCCAGCGGCCGCGGTCGGTGCAGTAGCGGAGGATGTCGCCGTGGCGGTCGATGAGGGCGAGGGCGTTGCCGTCGTCGGTGTCGGCGATGGTGAGGTGCGCTGCGCGGCGTTCTTCGAGGACGGTGACGGAGGCGAGCGCTGAGCTGCCTGCTGTCCTCGCTGGCATATTTCCCGGCATATTTTCCGGGCCTTGTGCTGGCCGTGGGTTGTCGGTGACGACGGCGAGGTGCGGGGTGGGGCGCTGCCCGTACCCGTTCTTCTGCAGGGCCTGCGCGGCGGCCTGGTGGTCGCCTCCATGGTTGAGCAGCGCGTACGCCCCGAATTTGGTATACGGGATTTCCTGCTGGAATACCGTCGATGAAGTGAATACATAGAGGCGGTCCCGCTCAGGGTCGCGGCCGGTGGTGGCCGAGAACCCCGGGGTGTCCTTGCCGGGGCGCCGCCAGTACCTTGTGCGTCCCCTGGTGGTGACATGGGTCCAGCCGGTGAGGATGTCTTTCCAGTCGGTCTTGGCTTCGAAGTCGTCGCCGGGGCTGATGCCTTGGTCGGAGCTGGTGCGCGGGCCGGTCGAGGTGAGGGCGAGGTCGAGCTCGGAGGGTGCCTCGGGTTCGGGGGCGGGGGTGTCGAGGACTGCGGCGAAGACGGCGTGGAGTGCTTCGCGTTCGTCCCAGCTGATGGTGGGCACGGTGGCGGGGCTGCCGGCGGCGCGGGTCCATGGCTTGCCGGTGGGGTGGACGGTGCCGGCCGAGGGGGCGAGGACGACGAAGCCGTTGGCTGAGCGGGTTTCGGCGAGGACGAGCCCCGCTTCGTCTTTGGCGATCTTGGTGTTGCCGGGGAATGGGGTGCCTTCGGGTGGTGTGGCCCGGTAGAGCCAGTGCCAGCCGCCGCTGGGGGATTGTTCGAGCCAGCCGGTGCAGATGCGCTGCCAGACGTGGGCGAGGCCGTTGTCGGCGGCGACGGCGGCGAGCTCGGTGAGCTTGTCGGCGGCGCGGCCTTCGACTTCGAGGAGCTCGAGGTTGCCGCTGATGGTGCCGGTGACGGCGCCGACGCCGAGGGTGCTGTTGGTGAACCATGTGCGGAGCTCGTCGATGGTGGCGCGGGCGGTGGTGTATTGCTTCCAGGGCCCGGCTGGGGCTTTGGTGCCGTCGGCTTTGACGGGGACCACCGAGATTCCGGCGTGGTGGAGTTCGAGGGCGGCTTCGAGTGTGGTTTGGGCGGCCATGGGGTGGTGTGTTCCTGTTCTTCTCGAAGCGTCCGTGGTGTGGGGTGCGTCAGGCTGCTGTGGGGTGGCCTTCTGCGGGGACGCCTCGACGGCGGCGGCGTGTCAGGTAGGTGCGGAAGCCGGGTGTGAGGTGGGGGATGATGTGGTCGTCGATGCGGTCGGGGTGGCCTCGGCGCCGGTACTCGCGGTAGAGGTTCCTGCGGTCCCGTTGGATGCAGGATTGGCAGCTGCTGCTGTTGGCGCGTGCGACGGTGTCGGGGTAGTCGGCGGCGCGGGTGTTGTGGGGGCGCATCTTCTGCCCGCAGTCCGCGCAGAGGGGCAGTTCCTCGGTGGTCATGCTGCGATGCCTTTCGCTTCGGCGCGGAGCTGCTGGCGCTCGCGCGGTGTCGTGCCGCCCCAGATGCCGTCGAGGGAGGAGTCGGCGAGCGCCTCTTCGAGGCATTGGGTGCGGACTGGGCATTGGGCGCAGACGCGCCTGGGGATGGTGACGTTGCAGCCCTTGTTGGGGAAGAACAACTCGGGGTCGGTCTGCGCGCAGAGCGCGTCTTCGACCCACGCCGGCGCGACGATCGTCGGGTAGCTCATGCTGCGTCTCCTGTGGGCTGAGTGGCGGTCTTGATGATGAACGCGACGATGTTGCCCAGGTGGGCTGCGTGGGCGGCGTTCATCCCTGAGCCGAGTACCCCGGCGGGGGCGCCGCACCCTGAGCAGACGTACCGGCCGCCGCGGAGGTAGGAGTAGGGGTGTCTGACGAGGACGGCGGCGACCGCCTCGGCGGTGAGGTCCGTCATGGCCGGTTCCCTTCTGTGAGGTTCTGGTCTAGAAGATTTGTCGTAATTTTCGGAGTTCTCTTTCTGCGACACGGCCTGCAGATGCTCGGGGTTGACGCAGTTCGCGACATGGCATTTGTGGTCGATGACGAGGCCTGGTGCGATGGGCCCGTGGGCGAGCTCGTAGGAGACTCGATGTGCCTTCCTGATGCCACCCCACTTGAGCTGGCCGTATCCGCACGCATCGGTGCTCCCACGCCACAGCCAGCAGTCCTCGGTCTTTTCGACGTAGAACCAGAAGCGCTGCTCGGGAGTGAGTCCGCTTGTTCTGGCCCTGCGGCCGAGTGGGGTCAGGGCTTTCCCCGCGCGCATCTGGTTGTAGTGGCCCACACAGAGGCCTTTAGCCTCGTGGGGACGGTCGCATCCGGAGAAGCTACAGGTTTTCACGGTTGTCCCCTTTCGTGAGTACGAGGTATTGCTCGTAGGCGACTCCGGCTGCTTCGCCGCCGAGGAAATAGTGACGTTCCTCGGTGGTGAGCCCGGTGGCGTCGAACCCGACGATCTGCGGGTACACGGTGGCGAGGATCTCCGCAGCCCGGGTCATGGCTGGGCCACCGGCCCGAGGACCCTGTAGAGGGCCTGCGGGGTGTCGAGGCGCCCGCAGATGTGGCAGCGGAGCATGACGTACTTGGATGCGAAGCAGGCTGTGACGTAGGCGCCGCAGAGTACGACGGTGAGGGGTTCTTCGCACCCGCAGGGGGAGAAGATGGTCACGTAGCGTTCGTCGCCGTCGATGTGGGGCATGTGGGCGCCGTTGCCGTAGTGGTGCTGGGAGTGCTCGCACCTGGGCGCGGGGTCGAAGTCGACGGCGCCCATGATGTGGGTGGCGGGTTCGGCGACAGCGGTGCTCACGACGCCGCCTCCGCAGCCTTGGCGTTGAGCCAGCTCTCAGCGTTGCCCGGGACCCGCCACGCGCTCCAGGTGACGGTCGCGTTCGCTTCCGCGTGGGCCTGTTCGGCGAGGGCGGTCAGGATGTGCGGGAGTGCGGCGAGGATTGCCGCTTCGACCTCGCCCTCGTATGCCTGCGCCGGCCATCCACCTGCGCAGTAATCAGTTGCTGCCTGCGCCCCGGCTTCAATGGCCTTGCTTAGGTCGAGGTCGGCCATCAGGAGCACACCTCCATCAGCGCCCTCTCCACATGATCGTCATGCTCCAGTGCCGCCTGCCCCTGCGCCCAGGCGAACGCCGCCGCCTGGGTGGCGAACTGCCTCCCGGTGGCCTTCCCGGGGGCGGTGGCCATCCACGGGTCGGGGCACCGCCCCCACGAGGGCAGCCGCAGGATCCGGTACACGGTCCACCGGTCGGAGATCCGGCAGGCGAGCATGCGGGGGATCCTCACGTCCTTGCTCATGCCGCCCGCCTCCCTTCCATGCGGAGCACGGTCACGGGGAAGTGCAGGGCCCCCGACTGGGCGGTTTCGCGTTCCCCGGCCCGATGCCACACGAGCTCGGGGGCGAAGTGCGCGAACGGGGCGTACTGCCATGCGACACCGCGGGCGTCGACTGCGACTGCCCCGGGGCCGACGATGGCGTCGAGCCCTGCGGCGTCGTTCACGATCCACTGGGTGGCGGACCCGCCGTCCTTGATCTGGCTCATGACCACGGCCTCCTGTACGTGGCGAGCACGTAAGAGTGGAGGCCCGCGAGGAGGAGGCCTGAGAGGCCGTGGACTGCGAGCGCCCCGGCGACTCCGCCGAGGGCCACGCCCCAGATGCCTCCGACGTAGGCCCCTGCGGTGAGGGTGCCGGCGGCGGCGGCGACGATCGCCAGTGAGAGCCATCCGCGGCGGCGGATGCTGCGCCTCGTCGGCAGTTCCCGGCTCATTCGAAGCCGCCGAAGATCAGCCAGACCGCGAAGGCTGCGACCAGGATGAACACGAGGCACAGAACGCCGGACAGGACGCCCTGTGCGAAGGCCGCGGCGATTGCGCCGAGGAGGCAGACGAAGCAGATGATCCCGAGGATCGTGAAACCTGCGAACTCGCGCGCGTTCATGCTGCGGCCTCGGGGAGGTGGAGCACCCGTGCCGGGAACTCGATGGATTCGAGGAGGACCGCGTCTTCGCGGCCGGTCATGAACCAGGAGTCCCGTTCGGAGACGAGTTCGAGCACGTCGCCGGCGTTGTCGCGGACGACGGCCCCGGCGGGCAGGGCGGCGACGTCGTCCATGCTATTGATGAGCGGCTGGTAGACGCCGGTCAGGGTGGCGGCGAGGGTGTGTGCGGGGTCGGTGGTGCCGCACCATTCGATGATGGCGCGGACAGCGTCGCGGGGTGCAGGGGTTTCAGGCTGCTGGGGTTTCATGGTCGCCCTCCTCAGGGCTGTTCTTCTCGTTGGCGTAGGCTTCGGCGTCTGCCGGGTTCTTGAAGATGCGGCACCCGCAGTGGCGGGTGGGGTGTGGGCCTTCGGGGCATCCGGGTGCGCGGGCGATGAAGGAGTTGGTGTTGCCGAGGGCCGGGCGGGGCTTCCCGGTGGGGGTGTGGGTGGCCATCGGCACCCGGTACACACCCCAACCGGCGATCACTGGGTCGCCTCCGGGCGGTACGGGTTGGGCGTGGGCTCGTTGCAGTCGCAGTCGAGGCCCTCGCACTGGCTGCCGTACATCCGGGCCATCTCGTCATGCGCAGCCGCGCGCCCCTCGTCCCAGCCGTGGGCCATGAGGTCGCGCTTGCCCGTCTCCAAGGTCACAGCCACGCTCGACGCGATCTTCGCAAGCCGGTCGTTGGCCGTCAGGAGCCGTTCGACCTCGGCCAACAGGAACGAACGATCATCTTCGGCCTGTTGTGCATCCTCGACGGTCCAGCGCCACGGGGCCTTCCCATGCTCGCGCTCCCGGATATCGTCGAGGCGGCTCATGCCGCACGCTCTTTGGCGTCACGAATCGCGGCCTCGATATTCCCCGCCCTGCGCCCCGCATAATGCCGATCCCGCGCATCAGTCCACGCCTCAAGCGCAGTCCTCGCGGCCCGGTGGGTGGCCCAAGCTTCGTCCTCGGCGGGCCACAGCCGCAGCTTCTCGGCCACGTCGAGCGCCGCCTTGCGGGCCTTCTCCTTCGCGAGGATCAGCTGCGCGAGGGTGACGTCCTGGCATGGGCCGCACCGCAGCACGACCTCGTCGGCCCGCTTCGTGAGGTTCACGTACCCGTCGCCGTCGACCTTCACCAGGTTCAGCAGGCTGCCGTCGTAGCTCCTCGCGACTTCCCAAAGGGTCTTCGCCTTCCCAATCGAGACGATCGACCCGACAGTGAGCTCGCTCATGACGCCGCCTTCGAGGGATTGATCATGGTGTCGAGGAGTTCCAGTGCTGACGTCTGGAGGGTTTCGACTGTCGGGCGGAGCTTCTCCTCAGCCGCGCTCCGAGCCGCGCTCCGAGCCGCGCTCCAAGCCGCGCTCCAAGCCGCGCTCCCAGCCGCGCTCCAAGCCGCGCTCCCAGCCGCGCTCCCAGCCGCGCTCCAAGCCGCGCTCCGAGCCGCGCTCCAAGCCGCGCTCCCAGCCGCGCTCTCAGCCGCGCTCTCAGCCGCGCTCCAAGCCGCGCTCCCAGCCGCGCTCCGAGCCGCGCTCCGAGCCGCGCTCCGAGCCGCGCTCTCAGCCGCGCTCCAAGCCGCGCTCCAAGCCGCGCTCCGAGCCGCGCTCTCAGCCGCGCTCCAAGCCGCGCTCCAAGCCGCGCTCCAAGCCGCGCTCCAAGCCGCGCTCTCAGCCGCGTAGGCCTTCGCCGATGCGTCCTCTACGACCGGGCGTGCGGCCTGCGCTGAGACGGAATCGACGATGCGGCGCAGCGCGCGCAGCTCGGCGGCTTCCTTCGTGTGGCCTGCGAGGTCAAGCCAGGCAGGCGCATAGGAGCGGACAAGCCAGTCCAGGGCGAGATACGAGCGCTCCTCGTCGTTGCCGTCGTTGCCGGTGCCGATCATGCGGGGCAGGAACGGGATCAGCTTCTGCCGCTGGGTGGCGTCCCATGAGTCGTTGAGACCGACCGTGTAGTCGCGCAGCACTTCAGACGCGCACTCCGGTGCGTCAGTGTGGCCGAGGTTCGCGAGGGCTGCGACGACCTCCATGGCGCAGTGGCCCTCGTCGTAGTTGCGGTGGGACCCGTGGTCGAGCTGGATGACGCCCTGCTCGAGCTGAGCGAGCAGGTCTTCGTTGATGGCGTATGTCAAGGTGTTCTCCTTGCTGGTTGGGGTGGGTGGCGCGGCCCCCGCACTAGGGGGGGAAGAACGGGGACCGCGCCAGACTGGGGGGGTTAGGATGCGGCGCGGACCGCGGCGATGATGTCCATCCCGAGACCCGTGTTCTGCGCAATCACCGCATCCGGCAGCCCGAACGAGATCATCTGCCGGGCCTTCGCCGCCAACTCCGACGGGTCACCCGCGGGCGCTGGCGTAACAGCAGGGGCCATAGGCGTTACAGGGGCGGCCTGTGCCGGTACAGCAGGGGCCACAGGCGCAACAGGAGCCGGTGCAGCCGTGACAGGTGCTGCACCGAACGCCTGGTCAACCGCCGCCTGCGCCCGCGGCTCGATCCGATACGTGTACAGCTTCGTGTCCGAACCCTGCGACGACGGCTTCGTCCCCGAGAACGACGCCGTGAACCCATACCCCGGCACCAGGGCCTCCGACGGCTTGGACTTCCCGATGGCCTTGATCGCCGCCATGAGGGCTTCCTTCCACGGCCCCCACGTCTTGATGTACACACCCCGGACACCGTCGTCGTCGGCGTCCACCCGCTGATCAGTCTGGACACGGACAACGATCTGCATCTGCGGGCGCCCGTCGTCCCACGTCTTCGGCTTCCCCGTCATGTAGTCGTGGATCTGGTTGGTGGAGGCGTCGATGATCGTGCCGGTCACCGTGGTCCCCAGCGGGGAGTCCTTCGTGAAGGCGGACTTGGCGCCGCCGCCTGAGAGGACCTCGTCGAGTGAATCTAGCGACATTGTTTTTCCCTTCGTACTGTTGGCTGCTTGCCTTTGATTGGGTCTTTCAGAGGACGTCGTCGAGCCCGGCCGGTGCGGCGGGGGCGGCGTCCGGATACCTCTGGCAGTCGCGGCATTCCTTGCCCGCCGCGATATCCGGGTTCCAAGACCGGTTGTGGCGGGGGAGCGCCGTGATCCACGCGTCCACGGCGGCCTGCCCGAACACCTGCAGCTGCCGGATCTTCCCCGCCAGCTGGTTCGCCCGCTCGAGGGCCTTCTCCGCGATGTCCCGGTTGAACGGCTCCGACCACCACACCCCCTCCGACAGGGACACGGCATTCCTGGGGAGGTAGGCGATGCCGACGTGGTCGATGCGGTAACCGGCGTCGTTCCAGCCCTTCGCGTACAGGTGCTGCTGCACCCGGTACACCTGCGACGGGCCGGCCTTCGCGGAGCGCAGGGTCGACGCCCCGACGATCTTGAAATCGTTGGTCATCGCCGCCTCGAGGTCGACCAGGTCAGTCGACCCCCAGATCTCCTGCCCATCGATGACGCCGACCATGGTCCGCGCCTCGGTGAGGAACCGGCGGCCCGTCGTGTGCACAGCGTTCCGGTTCGCCTCGTAGGTGAGGACGAGCTGCTCGAGCGCTGCGTGGACCGCCGTGCCGATGAACGGCAGCCACGGGATGTCGTTGTCCACCTGCTGCCAGCCGGCGAGCTTCGCAGCCAGGCAGTGGTCGCACGGGTTGCCGATCTCAGAAGGGCCGATGCGCTTCTGGAGGGAGCGCGGCTGGTTCGTGATGCCGTGCTCGATCAGACCCCGCAGGTCCTTGATTGCCTCCTGGGGGGTGATCCCGGACGGGGAGGCGTACATCGGCGACTGCTTGGAGTAGTCCCATTCGACTGGGGCCGCGAAAGCGAGGCTCATGCTGCCGCCTCCTCGTGGTGAGGCTGGCCACCACGGCGGGTGTTGATGCCACGGGTGACCGGCTCGAGGTGCTCGGGGTTGGCGCACGCACGGTTCGCGCAGAGGTGGTCAATGACGAGGCCGTCGGGGATCTCGGCGACCATGTGCTCGTACACGAACCGGTGCACATAGATGACCTTCTGCACGTCGCCGACAACGCCGTATCCCTCGCGGCGCGCGCCCTGCCACTCCCAGCAGCCCGTCTCGGCATTCAGGGCCAACCGCGGATAGATGCGGTCCTGGATGCTCGCCTCAGGGTCACGGACGTGCTCAGCAGGGCCGAGTGAGCCGGTGCGCTTGAGCCGCTGGGTGTGCATCCCGCAGAGGCCCTTGGAGCCTTTGCGGTTGTCACGCTCGCAGCCCTCGACGACACATGTGGTCATCGCCGGTCAGAGCACCTTCACCGAGGGGGCCGAGGCCGTCTGGTAGTCCTCGAGGACGCCCTGCTTCGTCAGGACGGCCTTCGCGTAGGTGGTGTCGACGGTGCGCTTGTAGAAGTCGGGGTGCTGCGCGACCGGGAAGTCGGCCTCGATCTTCGCGGAGTCGAGGCGCTGGCTGATGGTGACCCGGATCTTGTAGTCGCCTGCCGGGTAGTCGCCCTTGGCGGGGTGGCGTTCGGCGAGCTCGGCCTTGATCCCGGCGATGCGGGCGAGGATCGGCTCGGCCTGCTCCTCGAGCGCGACGAGCTCCGCGGCGAGGTCGACGTCGGTGCGCCCGTTGTTCACGAGTGCCTGGTCGTGCTGCTGGTCGGTGGCGGTCATGGTGTGCTCCTTGCTTGGTTGGGTGCTACTTGCTGGGCTTGGGTGCTGGGGGCTGCTGGGAGCCGTGGGTGCGGCGGTCGTGGACGAGGCGGCGGTTCTTCACCTGTGTCGCCTCCTCGCCGTCACTGGCGGGGGTGTGGTCCGCGGCCCAACCCAGCCCTGCGAGGACCAGGAGGACCACGGCGAAAACGAAGGCCTCAGGCACGGGGACCCTCCTGCTGCCGGTGCGTGATGGTCGCGAGGAACTCCGCGATCACCTTCGAGATGTGCATGGGACCCGACTGGGCGCGCAGGCGCCGCTTGATCTCCCGGTTCAGGTCACGGGCCCCCGGATGCCCAGCCCGCCGCAGGGCGATCTCCGCGGCGTCAAGGGTCGGCCACCCGGCCCGGATGGCAGCCTCGACCGGGTTGATCCCCTGCTCGGTGAGGAAGTCGAACTCCTCGACCCGAGCCTCGGTCTCGGTGCGCTGCCGGCTCATGCGGCTGCCCTCGGCTGCCGTGCCCGCCACGCCTCGACGTCGCGAGAGGGGATGCGGACCGGGGAGGTCTTCGACCCGGTGCCGGCCTTGTATGCGTGGGGGAAGACGCCGCTGCGGGTGAGCCGCGCCACTGTCTTCGGGTGCATCCCGGTGAGGTCGGCGACCTCGCGGATGGAAAGGTCCCGGCTCATGCGGCGGCCCTCCCGTACAGGGGTGCCATCACAACTGCGAGGCCGGCGACGAAGGCCTCGGCTTCCGAGACGGCGGCCGCGGCGACCTCGACCGCCATGGCGGCCTCGGCGCGTTCACGTGCCTGCGCGTTCTCAGCCGCGCCCATGTAGAGGCGGGCGAGGTTGGGCTGCCCGGTCCGGAGCGCCCGCTCGGCGAGCGCCACGAGCTCACGGGACGATCTCATGGCCATTTCTGATCCTTAGAGAGTGAGTGGGGGGTGGGTCAGGCCGCGCGGCGTGCTGGCACGTCTCGCGAGACGATAGACGGCTTGTCCAAAAAAAGAGAGCCGCGGGGCGCGTCGAGTGCCTTCTCGATCGCCCTGGCGTTCTCGGGCTTGCACGAGGTGCGGTGCCCGGAGTGGAGGTGTCCGATCAGCTGCGGAGAGACCCCGGCCTTGAGCGCGATCTCCCGCATGGTCATGCCGCGGTGCTTCACGTAGGACCGGAAGGCCTCCGTCGAGATCAGCTTCACGTCGAATCTCCATGCTGTTGTCCGTGTCATCTTCGGTACTCCAAACTGTAGACCGTCTCACGCCGTCTCGCAAGACTGTAGACATGATCGTCTACAAACGGGGGCACCCGCAAGGCCGCGAAAGCCCGGAAACGCTAACTACAGACGTGAAATTTGTAGACGCCCCGTCTACAGTGGCTGTGGACAGCGGACGGGTGGACTGGCGGAGATTTGTAGATATGAAGGAAATGCCAGAGCCTTGGCGCACATGGATGGAAGACCGCGGCTGGGAGCCCACATACCGGGAGCTCGCCCGGCGGGCCGACCTCGGCGTTGAGACCGTCAGGCAGGCCATCATCGGCCGCGGCCGACGCCCCTCGCCCGAGACAGTCCGCAAGCTCGCCACCACCCTCAAACAGTCTGCCCATGGCATCGACAGGCTCTGGGGGTACAAGGCCAGCCCCCTCGAGCGCTACGAGGGCCCAGAGGCCTCCGCGCGACTCACGCCCAAGCAGCGCAAAGCCCTCGACAACCTGATCCTCTCCATGGTCGAACCCGAGGAACGGGCACGCCCAACCGAGGACGGGAAGCTGGCCGAAACGAGGCGTTGGGGGACCAGGGGCGAGGTTGTCAACGACCCACCCGACCACTACGATGCCGACGAGTACCGGCTAGCAGCAGATTCGAACCCTGAACAGGGCCGAAAGGGCCGCGGAGCACCCCCGCAGCTGTGATCAATATCACGTTCTAGCACTGCTTCCCACAAGGGAATGCAAGGAATCGCGCAGGATTGGTTACCTGTCGCACCCCCCTCCTACGATCCTTGCACCGGGCTGCGCTGGGCGGCCCAGAAGTGCAGTGCGGGGGCGTGAAAATTGAACATCGTGAGGAAGCGGATGCCGGACGGCATCCACGGCGAGACCGACGGCTCGACGATCTGGGTCGACGACAGGCTCGACGAGGTGCAGGTGGTGTGCACCATCCAGCACGAGCTGATCCACATCGAGCGGGGACATCAGCGCAGGCAGCCCGAGAACGTGGAACTCGATGTGCGCTACGAGACCGCGCAGCGGCTCCTGCCGGTCGAAACCATGGTCGGGGCCTGCCGGTTCGACGTCGAGCTCACGGCCAGAATGCTGATGGTCACCCCCAGGGTGCTCATGGACCGGGCCGCGACCCTCACCGACGAGGAAGCCAAAGCCGTCGGCTGCGACAGGTGCAGGGCCTGCCCCGCCATGGCCCACCGGTTCAACCAGCAGGCTCCCGCCGCCGCCGTCGCCGGATGATGATGACACCATGACACATCATTTGCATTACGCCCTACGCGTGCGCGCGCGTAGGGGACAAATCAAAACTCATGTCATAAGTGTCATGGGGGTGCCCCGTGCCACACGTTGAAGACCTCTGGGTGTCCAAGCGCACCAAGGCCCGCAAGGCCAACTACGGCAAGGGCCTGCGCTGGCAGGCCGTCTGGGAGGACGGGGACCAGCGGCAGCGCAAGAGCTTCCGCGTCAAGGAAGCCGCCGAGGCGCACCTGGTCAGAGTCGCCGCCGACAAGTCCAACGGAACCTACGTCCCCGCCGAGAAGGGCCGCGCCCTCGTCGCCGACCTCCTCGACCCGTGGGTCGGAACGCTCATCCACTACCGGCCCAAGACAGCCAAGAACGCCGGCTACGACATCGAAGCGCACATCCGCCCCCGATGGGGCACCACCGCCATAGCCGACATCGACACCGCCGCCCTGCAGGCGTGGGTGTCCGAGCTCACCCAGAAGGGCATCGCCCCCAGGACCGTCACCACCGTGTACGGGCGGTTCGTGAACCTGCTCACCTGGGCGGCCGACGAAGGGTATCTGGCGAAGTCCCCGGCCGGGAAGAAGATCAACCTGCCGCGCGGGCGGGTCACCCAGCACGTGTACCTCGAGGTGGCCCAGTTCGACGCCCTGCACGCCGCGATGGATCCCCGCTACCGGGACGCGATCGAGCTCGACGTGTGGACCGGGCTGCGGGCCTCGGAGCTGTGGGAGCTGCGGGTCAGGGACGTGGACACGAGGCGCCGGCGGCTCCGCGTGGACCGCGGCGTCGTCGAGGGGCACATCGACGACCCGAAGAACGGGGAGGGCCGCGAGGTGCCCTACCCGCGCCGGCTGGATGCGCTGGTCGAGCGGGTGACGGCGGGGAAGAAGCCGATGGACCTGCTGTTCACCTCGGCGCGCGGCGGGCAGATCCGGGAGAACAACTTCAAGCGCCGCTACTTCGACGCTGCCGTGGAGGGGGCGGGGCTGGGACACCTGGACCTCGACATGCACGATCTGCGGCATACGGCGGCGTCGTGGGCGATCGCGTCGGGGGCGACCCCGAAGTCGGTGCAGCGGATGCTGGGGCACAAGAACGCGAAGATCACCCTCGAGACGTACGCGGGGCTGTTCGACCAGGACTTGGACGCGGTGGCGGACCGTATGGGGGAGTGGGTGGATGGGCGCCGCGGTGTCCGGAAGCTTCCGCGGCGCGTGCCTCGCCGTGGACGCCGTGTGCGGCTCAGAACCCACAGCCAGCCCATGGGCGGTCATTCTGCCGCGTGATTCCGGGGGACTTGTCCACGCTTACACCGTGGATGTCATCGGTTCGATCCCGGTAGGACCCACCGCTTTGTGGCCCGTGATTCTGCGGGAGTTTCCGCCTCTGAGGCCCCTGATCTGTGGGCTTCGGGGGCGGTTTCTGGTTCCGCGTGTTTCCGCCGAACTTGGAGCAGGTGGGAGCGTGTTGCTGTTTTTCTCAGCCTATGGAAAGCCCATGGCGTGGTGGCTTCTTAGCAAAGTCGTATCGCGGGTGTACATTCACGGGCATGACGAAGAAGTGGGCCGTTGTTACGGCCATTGGGGGGCTGGCGGTTCTCGTCGCGGGGTGCAGTTCCCAGCCGTCGGCGAATGATGCCTCGTGCAAGATCTTCGCGAACTCGTACAACGCGTACATCATCAGCAGCAACCAATTCGCCGGCGCCCACACCACAGCCAACGCCAACCTCTATATCTCGGCGCGGGACTCCATGGCGAAGGACTTCTCGGATGCCTACGCCAAGGCGTCGGGCGACGTTGCTGTGGCGTTGAAGGACGCGAAGGACTCGGCTGCGCTGATGTCCCAGGCGGTGAACACGAACGCATCGGTCAGCGACCAGAAAGACGCTCTCGGCGCGTTCCAGCTGTCGGTTGACGATGTGGCGAAGAAGTGCGAGGCGGATGGGGTGAAGCTCAGCCTGCAGCAGCGGGATACCCCGTCGCCGGAGCCTACCTCGACGGCGACGGTCTACCACTTCCATAACCCCTAGGGGACGACGAAAAGGCCCCCACCCTCGCGAAGAGGATGGGGGCCTTTGTCTTGGTGTGATCAGTCGGGGGTGACGGTGTAGGTGCCGCAGTCGACGAGAACAGGGCCCTCGTCCGTGGTGGTGACCCTGCCCCACACGTGGAACACGCCGAGGGTGGGCATGTTGGCTTTGATGGCCGGGTAGCCG